CATATGAAGACGTTGATGAAGAGGAAGAGGAGTATGGAGATCGTACAGACTATCGATGATGCTTTGTTTGAGTGGTACTCGGAAAGAGGTCTTGAAGTTCCTGATTGGAAAATGAAGAAAGATCCAGACTGGTGGATTGACTATTTAATTAGTTTGGGAATTGATCCAAAGAACCCATAAATATAGTATCCTCTATACGGTGATCGCTACCTTGTATGCCAAGAGAATGGAATACTTCTTTTAGGGAACCCTGGAACCCTGTGATAAAGAAGTGCTTAGATGGTGTTGATTTGCATACTAAGTTGTATCTAGAAAATCAAGATACTTTTCATCTGAACCAGGCAGATTTATTAAGAGTTTATGTATCTCGATTGAAAACTTGGATACATACCACAGAACCAGAAGGATTTCATAGGAATGAACTTACTTCTACGCCCACTGAATGACGTAAACGACGTAACTTGGAGTATCATCATTAGTTTGGTGATACTCCTTTTTGGTGTGCTTTACTATGTTGCCTATATACTAAGAATGGCATATAAGGAGCTAGAAGATGGGAGCAATGACACCTCCGAGTCGGAAGAGTTGTTACAATTTCCGAGTGATCAGCATAGATAGAGTGCTGGATGGAGACACGATCGATGTCACGATTGATCTCGGTTTTGATCTTTATAAAAAAGAAAGAGTTAGAGTTGCTGGTGTTGACACCCCCGAAAAACGCACCAGAGACGAAGAAGAAAAAGCACTCGGATATGACGCAACCAACTGGCTCAAAGAGAAACTCGAAGGTGCGATTGCTGGCGATGATGATCTCGTTATTAGGACTGAGTTGGTTGGGGGTGTTGGTAAATACGGCAGACTCCTCGGGTGGCTCTATATTGGAGACGCAGAACTCTCCCTCAATGAGCAAATGATAACAGAAGGATACGCTTGGGCATACGATGGTGGCACTAAGCAAAAAAACTTCGAAGAGCTTAGAGAAATCCGTCGTGCTCACGGTACGTTAGTAGAATGAATTCCTGGTCCTTACTTTACGAAGCAATGGAAGAAAAACGAGAATACTTAGAAGAAGAACAAATGCGCGAACTGCAGCGTAAAGTTATGCAGAAGCGTCACGAGACTCTTCGGGAAGAACCTTGCCCTCTATATGAACCTGAATTTTTGGAAGAATAATGGCTGCACAAAGTGACGTATATCTTGGTAATCCTAATCTAAAGAAGGCAAATACTCAGCAGAACTTTACCAAAGCTCAAGTTGCTGAGTATATTAAATGCAGAGATAATCCAGTTTATTTTACCAGTAAATATCTAAAAATCGTCAACGTTGACGCTGGTCTCATACCTTTCAAGATGTATGACTTCCAGAAAGATATGATGGCGAAGTTTCATAAAAATAGATTCAATATCGCAAAACTTCCAAGACAGTCAGGTAAGTCCACTATTGTGACTACTTACCTGCTGCACTATGCGTTGTTTAACGATAATGTTAATGTTGCTATCTTAGCAAACAAAGCAGCGACTGCCAGAGAAATGCTCTCTCGTTTGCAGTTAAGTTATGAGAATTTGCCAAGGTGGATGCAGCAGGGGATTGTCGCTTGGAATAGAGGTTCATTGGAGTTAGAAAATGGTTCGAAAGTTATCGCGGCTTCTACCAGTGCCAGTGCTATCCGTGGTATGTCTTTCAATATTGTGTTCCTTGATGAGTTTGCGTTTATCCCCAACCATATATGTGATCAGTTTTTTAGTTCCGTTTACCCGACGATTAGTTCAGGTAAAAAATCTAAAGTAATTATCATCTCTACTCCCAATGGGATGAATATGTTCTACAAAATGTGGAACGATGCTCTCAAAGGTAGAAATGAATATGTTCCTAGTGAGGTGCACTGGTCAGAAGTTCCTGGACGCGATGCTGCTTGGAAAGAGCAGACGATCAAGAATACATCACAAAGACAATTTACACAAGAATTCGAATGCGAATTTTTGGGATCTCAAGACACTTTAATTGCACCATCAAAGCTTAAAGCACTATCGTTTGATACACCGATTGTACGGAATGCTGGTTTAGATATTTACGAGCAAAGAAAAGAGAACCACGATTATGTAATTACGGTTGATGTATCTCGCGGAACTTCGCAAGATTATTCTGCATTTTGCATCTTTGATATTACGGAGTATCCATACAGATTAATTGGTAAGTATCGCAACAATGAGATCAAACCAATTCTGTTTCCAAACATTATTGTAGATACGGCAAGGAACTATAATAACGCTCACATTATGGTTGAGGTCAATGATATCGGAGATCAAGTAGCTTCCATTATCAACTATGATCTTGAGTACACTAATATACTGATGTGCGCTATGCGTGGTCGTGCTGGACAGATTATGGGTTCTGGTTTCTCTGGTGGTAGAGCACAACTTGGCGTCAAAATGTCTAAAGCGGTTAAGAAATTAGGATGCTCCAACCTTAAGGCATTGATTGAAGAAGACAAACTTTTGATTAATGATTATGAAACTATTGCAGAGTTAACTACGTTTGTCCAGAAGAAAGATTCTTTCGAAGCTGATGAAGGATACAACGATGACCTAGTGATGTGCCACGTTATCTTTGCTTGGATGGTTCTGCAAGACTATTTCAAAGAGATGACAGATCAAGATGTTCGTAAGCGCATCTACGATGAAAGAAAGAATGAGATTGAGCAGGATATGGCACCATTTGGTTTTGTAGTTACTGGAGACGAAGATGAATCTTTCACTGATGAAAATGGTGATGTTTGGACTGTAGACGAATACGGTTCAAAACAATATGCTGTCGAATATATGATGCCGTACATCTAATGGATTTAGAGGAACAGTTTTCAATTGAATATGTACTGTTCCGAACACGTACGTGTAGAACTTGTGGCGAAACAAAAGATTTAGTCGATGGATTTTATCTCACTAGAAAAAAGAGAGGTAATGTACCCAGTTCTTATTCATACGAGTGCAAGGAATGCACTATTTGCAGAGTTTCTAATGCAAGAAAATCTGCGAATGCTTGTTGGGAATACCCAGATTGGTAGTTCACGCAGTGTTTCCCCACTTGAAGACTAGGAAATAATAAATAACTTAAGAAACACTGGATATTATTTCAGGAGAACTACAACAATGGCAGGGCAAGTATCACCTGGAGTCGTAATTAAAGAGCGCGACTTAACTAATGCACGTATCGATAATACTATCGATAACGTGGGCGCAATCGTGGGACCTTTCGAGCGTGGTCCTGTTAACGAGATTGTCAACATCGTGGATGAGAAGGGTCTGTTAGAAACCTTCGGTCGTCCCAATTCTCACAACGCAGAATACTGGTTCACTGCAACCAACTTCCTTTCTTACGGCGGTCAGCTGCAAGTGGTTCGTGTTGGTGCATCTGGTCTGGTTAACGCTGTTTCCGACAGCGCAACTGCTACTCTGATCGAGAACGATACAGAGTATACAACCAATCATTTCGACAATGCTCAATCTTGGCACTATGCTGCTAAGTATGCTGGCACTTATGGCAATAACCTGAGTGTTCACGTAGTTGACCACGGTTATGACGTGACTCTGGGTACCAGTGTTGCTCTGACTGCTGGTGCAGGTGCGATGGCATACACCACCAGCGGTGCAACTGGTAAAGTCTATGCAGATCCTCCTGTCGGTAATTCCCTGAGGCTGATCGAAACAACTGGCAACTTCCCTGTTGGTACTAGCAATCTGCTGGTCAAAGAAACTGGCGCAACTGCTACTACTTTGGATGGCACTATCGCCGCTGCTGACGCTACTATCACTGTAACCGCTGCAACAAACATCGCTGTTGGCGATCACCTGCTGCTGGCATCTGGCGAAATCGTCAAGGTTACTGATATTACTTCCGCTCCTCAACTTGCTGTTGATCGCGGACAATTCGGTACTACTGCTGCTGCAGCTGCTGACGGTTCCGACGTGTTCGAACTGACCGCTTCTGACATTACTTCTTCGATGAAGTGGTGGGATAACCTGAAGCTTGCTGGCACCGACATCAACTGGAACACCCTGGTGTCCCGTCCTGGCACTTCTCAATATGCTTCGAACTTTGGTTCTAAGTATGACTAACTGAGCATCGTGGTTCTGGATGCTACTGGTAAGATCAGCGGCACTAAGAATACTGTTCTGGAGAAGTTCCAGAATGTCTCCAAGTCTGAAGGTGCACAAACTACGGAAGGCGCTGATAACTATTACGCCAACGTTCTCCGTTTCGGTTCTGAATACCTGTACTACGGTAAGCACGATACTACCAACACTACCTCTTCTTATGGTGGTTACACTACTGCCAACTGGGGTTCTGGCATCCAAGATGGTACCAACTACACAATGCTTGGTTACCAATCCTACACTCTCGCAGGTGGTGTGGATGGTTACACCGTTAACGCTGGTGATATAACTGCTGGTTACGATTACTTTGCTGATACCGAGGCAATCACCCTCGATTACATCCTTGCTGGTCCTCTGCTCACTTCTCGCGTTGACTCGATCACAGTTGCTCAGAAGTGCGTCAACATTGCTTCTAGCAGAAAGGATTGTATTGCTTTTGTGTCTCCTTACAAGGCGGCAGTGATCGGTACAATGGCGACCGATACAGAAGCTCAAAGAGATAACGTGATCGACTTCTTCGATGGCGTTGGTTCTTCTACATCCTACGCTGTGTTCGATAGCGGTTGGAAGTACATCTACGATCGTTTCAACGACACCTATCGTTACGTTCCTTGCAACGGTGACGTTGCTGGTCTGTGTGTTCAAACAGGTGCAGATCTCGACCCCTGGTTCTCTCCCGCAGGTTTCACCCGTGGTAATCTCCGTGGCGTGATCAAACTTGCCTACACTCCTGCTAAGTCTGATCGCGACAAGCTGTATCAGGCACGCATCAACCCGATCTCCACATTCCCTGGTCGCGGTACCGTTCTGTTCGGTGACAAGACTGCTCTGAGCACTCCTAGCGCATTTGACAGAATCAACGTCCGCCGCCTGTTCCTTACTGTTGAGAAGCAGGTTGAAGCACTGGCAAAGAACGTCCTCTTCGATCTGAACGATGAGATCACCCGTTCTTCTTTCGCTAACGCTGTTGGCGGTTACCTCCGTGAAGTTCAGGCACGTCGTGGTCTGACTGATTATCTGGTGGTTTGTGACGAAACCAACAACACTGGCGACGTGATTGACCGTAACGAGTTCGTTGCAGAAATCTATCTGAAGCCTTCTCGCTCGATCAACTTCATCACCATCACATTCGTGGCAACCAGAACTGGCGTCTCGTTCGACGAGATCGTCGGCAGATGATCCACTCT